AGGATCTTATTCAAAATTAGCAGCACAAAATGCAAATAATGCTTATAGCCAAGGTAATTCTTCTTTGTCAAATACAAATATGACGTATAACAAAAAAAGAAATGAAGTTTCTTTAGCTAGTGCTTATAAAGTAAACTTATAATGAAAAAATTACTCAGTTTAATAACTGGGGGTCTTATAAAAGACATCGGTGGCGTAATAGATAGTTTAACAACTACCGACGAAGAAAGATTAGAAGCTAAACAAAAATTGCAAGAGCTTTTAGAGAAAGCGGATCAGGACGCTCAAGGTCAAATTACAGAGCGCTGGAAGTTAGATATGCAATCAGATTCTTTTCTTTCTAAAAACATTAGGCCTTTAGTTTTAATTTATTTAACAGTTATATTTACCGTTCTATCATTTTTTGACGGTAATATAGGCGGTTTTCAGGTAGACGAAGCATATATACCTATATTTCAATCATTGCTTATTACAGTGTATGGGGCGTATTTTGTAGGTCGTACTTGGGAAAAATCTAAAAAACAATAATACATGGCTAGAATTAGTACCTATTCTAAAGATCTGATCATAACTAGACAAGATAAAGTTATTGGTTCAGATGCCACTGGTTCAGTAACCAAGAATTATACTTTAGAAGGTATTGGTAAATTCTTAAGCGAGAATGGTCTTATAACAATAGGAGGCCAATCAATGTATCAATATGCTTTGATTAGAGGCGAGAAAAAATTTACTAATCAGTCTGGTTCAAATAATTTTGCAAACTTAACTTCTTTAGAATTTAGCGAGGTTGATGGAGCAGAACATAATATAGAAGACTTTATACTAGAATACGCAGGTGCTAGAATTGTTTTAATGCAAAATGACGATAAAAACAATTATGGTATATATCAAGTAACAGATGTGGCTGAAGATTCTAGTAATTTAAACTTTTATGACTTTACGTTGAAGCATGTTTCTAGTAATGGCAGTTTAATATTAGATAAATATTATGCTTTATCATTTTTAGGACAAGGCGATAAGCATGCTGAAATAGAAGTTGCAACCCCCTCAACAGAATGGGTTTTGCAGCATAATCTAAATAAATTTCCTTCTGTTACTGTGGTATTATCTACAGGTCAAAAGGGATATGGAAATGTAACATATCAAAACAATAATCGATTAACCGTGCATTTTACCGCAGCAGAATCCGGTAAAGCATATATGAATTAAAAACTATGGCAATACCGTTTCTACATAATATAGATTTAAGCGACAATCAAGCGCTACATATGAGGCTACATACTGGCTCTCAGTCTCCATTTGGCACAGGGGCAGGGCAAACCTATGATGTAGGCACTGGGCAAATTTGGTTTGACTCACAAAATAAGTATATAAAAATACATGATGGCACCCGATTTGTAAAGGCCCCGCGAGAAATTACTATAACTGCTGGGGAAACACCAACAAGCGTAACACTTGGGTCTTTTCAAAATTTAGAGCTAATTGAAAGCACCAATATCACTTTCACACTCGGTGGTGACACTGCGGCCGCGACCAAAACATTAGCAATATCTTCAAAAGATACAACTTATACATTGCCAGTTACAGGCAGCGTAGCTCCTGCTGCAGGTACTTCAGGTGGTAGTACAAATATAACTTTAAGAGACTCAAACAATCCGGTAGTTGATGATTCTGTTCAAATTAGGGGTACCGCAAAGGAAATAGATGTTACTGGAAATGACGCAAATGATACAATCGATATTAGTCTTCCTGATGATGTTACAATAAATGGTGATTTAACAATAGAAGGCGGTGAGTTATTTTACCACGCTAATCATACTATAAAAAGCACTGATCCTGCAAATACAGCAGCTGGTAAAACATTAACTTTATCAGGTGGAGACGTTATTGCAGGCGGAACTGTTAATTTAACAGGCGGTGATATTACTATCCAAGGCGGCGCTGGTAAAGGAACCGGCGAGGGTGGCGATATTTTGTTTAAAATAGCAAAAGCAGGTCAGGCATCTGGTACTACTGTAAATGCGCTTTCAACAGCACTTACGATATCTGGAAATGACGGAGACGCCACATTTGCAAATAATGTTGTAATTACAGGTGACTTAACAGTCAATGGGGATACCACCAACGTTAACGTTACAACAATGACTGTTGAAGATCCCGTAATAGAATTGGGTGGTACAGCAAATGGAGGTGTATTAACAAGTAATGACAACTTAGATAAGGGTATTTCTTTTAACTGGTTTCAAGACGGATCCCCAGGTGCTGCTAAATTAGGATTTTTTGGTTATGATGAAGACACAGGTTATTTCACGTTTATACCAGACGCTACAAATAACAGCGAGGTATTTTCAGGAGCCAAAGGGGTTGCGGATTTAGGCGGTGTAAGAGTACCAGACAGTGGGCTTGTACTAGAAGGGACAGCTGTTGACTCTACCGCTGCAGAATTAAATAACCTCGATTCAGATGTAGCAGCAGCCACAAACTTTAATGATAGCTTAGAAGACGCTGATGCAATTATAATCGGTGACAATAGCGACTCTAACAATACTAAAAAAGTTCCACTTTCTAAAATAGCCGAATATGTAGACCAAGCTGAAAGAAAGTCTTTAAAAATTGTTGGCGATGGCAGCACTACAACTTTCCATGTAGAGCACAGCTTTGGCGCACATTTAGTTTCGGTACAGTTGCTAGATTACGGAAATGACGGTTCGGGAGCCACGTACGATCAAGTTTATGCTGATGTAACTAAAGGAACTGTTCCATTGTCAGGTGGCACGTCTACTAATGCTAACGATTATGTAAATGTTACTTTTGCTACGGCCCCAGTAGCTACGCAGGATTATATAGCTTTAGTAAGTAAATTTCCAGCTTTATCATAATAATTAATTAAATAAAATATGCCAAAGTTTTTAAGCAACGTTGAGCATGATGCGGACATCATAGATATTAATGGCAATTCTGGAACTAGTGGGCAGGTATTATCATCACTAGGGCCAGGCAATGGTGTTGATTGGATTGATCAAAGCGGCGGCACTTCTGGAGTGTTGTCTATTAATGTTAAAAATATATCAGGAGGAGCATTAACAGCAGGTACTGCAGTATCTGTTGCTACTCCGTCTCCAAACCCACCACAAGGTGTTGTTGTAGAAGTTATAGCAGCTGACTATGATAACGTTGATGATATGCCAGCAATTGGTATATTGAAACAAGATCTTAATGACGACGCAGAAGGCGAAGCGGTAATGATGGGGTCCGTTAGCAATATTAATACAAATAGTTTTAATATTAGTGATGAACTATATGTTGGTGCGAATGGAGCTTTAATAAATTCAAAACCAACCACAGCGGGTCAGTTGATACAAAAAATAGCGGTTGTTGTTAAAAAGTCTTCTTCGAATGGCGTTATAAAAGTACTTGGAGCAGGCAGATCTAACGACGTACCGCTTCCTTTGTATATAGACAATACTAATCAGCGTGTTGGTATAGGCGAACCAGACCCAGACTATAAACTACACGTAGATGGCCAAATATATTCTGAGTCGGGTAATTACCCCGTATATTATTTAAAACGTAACACAAGTGCTACAGGGGGCTCTTTTAGCACATTAACAGGAATAGCTTCTGCTTTTAAACTGGAAACAGATTCTTCAGGCACAATAACGGATGGCTTTGGAGGTGGTATAGTATTTTCCATAGGTGATACAAGCCCTAATACAGCCGCTAGGATTTACGCTAGACGAGACGGAGGCGATCAAACAGGGGCTTTGCAATTTTGGGGAGGAGTTGATGGCAATACTCTTTTTACTACAATGAGAGCCAGTGGTAATGTGGGTATTGGAACCGGATCCCCAGCTGAAAAACTTGTTGTAAGTGAAACTAGATCAGGTACTGGTGCGTCCGCGCAAACTAAATATACTTTAGTTTCAAGATCTACAATATCTTCGGGAACACCAGGAACAGGCGGTATAAAAGTTGTTTATGACGATGGAACAAACGAACACGGATTTGGTTTAGTTTCTGGAAGTTCTTCGGCTGATTTCCTTACTACAGGGCCAATGCAATTCTATACTAATTCTGATTTAAACACCCACTCCGCTACAGGGTACGCTATGATGATTGACACAAATCAGAATGTATTAATAGGGTATACTCAAAGTACAGCATCGAAGCTATTTGTAGATAGCGGCTCTAGTACAGCGTTGAGCTTAAAAAGTAGCTCTCCTAAAATAGAGCTCATAAATGACAACACAACTACTCAGTCATTCACAACAATTTTAGCTACTGCTGGCGGAGGAGGCACGTCGCCGCCGAAAGGGCAAATACAATGGAGAGGTCCTTCAGCTTCCAGTAGTCAAGGGTTATATTTATCAACATACAGCACAAGCTCTCCATACTCGACCTCTGAAATATATTTGCCAGTAGCAAATACTAATGGTAATTTTCATATTAAACTTAATAACCTTAATGTTTTAGAAATAGTTCCTTCTACGCAGTATGTTGGTATTGGAACAAGCAGCCCGTCCTCTAAACTTGAAATAGTAGATGATTTATCAGCGGCTTCTACTGTAGAATATCCTTTAACGCTTTCTGTAAAAGATGATAATAATAGCATTGACCAACAAGGAGGCGAAGGCGTAGGTATTAAATTTAAAATAGCAGACAATGCTACTACTGATCCTGGGAATAGTTTTGTAGGCGCTGGTATTGCAGCTGTTAGAGAAGTTATCACAGATACAGACTCATCTACCGGATTAGCGTTTTATGTTAGCCAAAATGATGAAACTTTAGATGAGGTAGTTAGAATAGATCACGATGGAAACCTTGACGTAACAGGAAATCTTGACGTAACAGGAAATATAGAGCACAGCGGGCTTACAATGACTTCTGGCACGGATATTGACCAGCTCAAAACAGTTAATATGACTTTCCAATTAACAGCTGATACGTGGACAGACACTGGAATTAATTATACTGATTTATCTACAGGAACTTATGCTGTGCAAGTATATGTAGATGACCATACTGTAAACGGTCAACATTACGATGAGTACTATTCTGGAATGATGTCTTGGATAGGGAATTCAACTACTAATAGTACGGAAGTAGATGAAATACCACTACACAGAGCCGGTCATGCGCCCAACTCCGGGGATATACAGCTTAGAACCGAAAGGCATAGTGTTTCTGCAGGGGTTCATTTAATGCTACAAGTGAAACACAGTAGGACTTATACCTCGGCTCTTAATAATACAGACGGCAGACGCATGACATTTAAATTTAGAAGATTAATATAATATGGCAATAAAATTTGACAATATAGAGGCTATTAACCTGAAGAACCATGCAGGTACGAATGTATTAACTTTAAATTCAAGTAATACAAATGCTTTGTTTGCCGGCAATGTGGGCATAGGGATGACAAGTGCACCTGCAGGTAAACTAGAAATAAACGGCGGAACGGGAGTAGCTACGTCGGGAGGTACATTAATAGTAAGGCAAGACGGTGACACTTCAAACGACGGTATTGCTTTAACCAGTTCAAATGCTATCTCGCATAGAATGTTCAAAAACGCTGGTGGTGCTTTTTTAATGGGACCGTCAACCGATTCGGATGCGTTTGCTTTAGATTTAAACGGCAACGTCGGAATCGGAACCGGTGCAAATGTTGACGAAAAACTTCATATTCAAGGAAGTGTTGACAATGATGATATTGCGCTAAAAATAGAAAATAATTTTGATAACAATAGTTCAGCAAACCCGCCAAGTGCGGCGGTTCTTTTTCAAACTGCGTCAAATAATGGTCATATTCGGGTTTTTGGTGCGCCGGCTGACACTGCGGCAAATCACAGAATGGATGTTGGGTCAACTGCAGGTAGCAGCTATTTAACTTTTTCACCAAGTGGTACAGAAAAAATGCGAATTGCTGCTAACGGGTATGTTGGTATTGGAACGGAGGATCCATTAACAAACCTCCATGTATCTTCCGGCACCTCAGGGAACGCTACGGTTATTATAGAAGCAGATACTGATAATAACCAAGAAAATGATTTACCACGCCTGTGGTTTAAAGCAGACGGAGGCATAACAGAAGGTGCGATTCAATTAAGCGATAATCAGCTTGATATAATAAGTAATTGTAATTTTGCTAGCGGTATAGTATTTAAAACAGGCAATACTAATAATACAGGCGACACTGACCCAGCCACAGGAGCTGTTCAAAGAATGATAATTACAAACGACGGTAATGTTGAAATAGGTGATAAAAATTATTCTTATGGAGGGGACAATTACCATATAGGTTTAAAAAGCACAATAAGTAGTCAAGATAAAACCGCTTATATTAGTAATATTCAGGGTAGTGTGGTTATAAGCGCTGGGGGTTATTATTACGGCTCAAATTTAAGGCAATTAAATAGTTCCAATACAACCTACGGAGGAATAGTACTAACCGAAGCTGGTGATTTTAGAATAGAGTCGCTTTCAGGCGGAACAGCGGGTAATACGGCTGGCACTAGCAATAAATTTATAGTAGCTAGTAATGGTGCTACTACTACCTACGGAAATTATATAAGAAGTCAACACGACGGCAACCACTATGCTCAAATAGAAAACAACAGCTCGGGCGGTGTGCTAAAGGCTGTAAGCGGCGGAACAACAAGCGTTATGTTTAGGTCATACGGGGACTCTTATATAACAAATGATCTTGGGATTGGGGTGACTGGCCCAAGCCAAAAACTTCATGTAAATGGTAATGTTACAGCTGACAGATATTATGGAAACGGAAGTACAACTTATTATGTAGACCCAAATAATACTACGCAATCAGCATATTTTGCAGGTGATATAAGAATAACAGATTCAAGTTACGCAACAATTAAACTTGATTCAACAAATACATATCCCGGCGCAAAAATTATAGCAACAAAAAATGGTTCAGAATCACCACCTTACGGGTCAATTGATTGGCAAGAAAACCCGGGTTTTGCGGGATCAAAATGGTCTCAGCGCTTAAGTTATTCGCCTTACACAGAATCATTAATTCAATTGCCATCATCAAGTAGTTACGATTTTTATATTAAGGTTTTAGGTAGTCATAGAATGACTATTGATTCAAGTACTGGCGATGTCGGAATAGCGACCACGATCCCGCGCGCTAAATTAGACGTTAATGGTGGCATTAGAATGGCTGATGATACTTCGGCTGCAGCAAGTACAAACGTCGGAACATTAAGATATAGGACATCTGGAAATAATAGCTACGTAGATATGTGCATGCAAACAGGGGCATCTACATATGAGTGGGTTAATATAGTACAAAATAGTTGGTAGTATGGCAAAAATAATAACAGCAGATAATTTTTCAGGACAGTTTATGCTTATAAATTGGAGAGGATATCACAGTACCACGTCTATTAGAACTCTTTATAGTACAGGCATGACAAGTGCTATGCCATATGCTTACGGGACTGTAGGACCCCCGTTCAAGGGTTGCGTAAGTAAAGTTAGTATAATAAATAATCCATATAGCTCTTACACCTCTGGTCCAACAGGAAATTCTGCTACTTTGCAGGTTTACAAAAATGGAACTTTATTTCAATCAGTAACTTCTTCTTACGGTAATAACGCAGGTGAAGTTGTTAATTTTGATTTTGGCACAACAGCTACATTCAACGCTAACGATAGAATGCAGTTTAGATTTGAAGCTAATGGCTTGTGGCGATATGTAAATATGAATATATTGTTAAAAGAATTAATATAAATATAAAATGGCAAACACATATAATTGGACAATAAATAAACTTGATGTGCGTCCAACTCAAGATTCTCTTTCAGACGTGGTGTATAATATACATTGGACTTACACTGCAACATCAGACAAAACAGATCCTGACGGTAATGCTTACACTGCAGAAGCTATTGGAACATCTATTGTTGGTGAGCCAGATCCTGAAAGTTTTACAGATTTTGATAATTTAACAAAATCACAAGTTGAAGAGTGGCTGACTGCAGATGGCAGTTTATCAAACATAGGAGACTACGTAGACTCTATAATTGAAGATAAAATAGCGCCTACAAGTGAGGCTAAAAATGTACCTTGGTAAAAACTAAACAAAACAAGTAATTATTTAACGTATAGATAATCAGTTTAATTAAATATAATTATTATGCCAAAAATTAAAGATGAGCAGCTTGAAAAGTTGCAAGAAAAAGTAAATCAATTAAATCAAATCCAATTGCAAATAGGTAGTATTGAAACGCAAAAGCACGGCTTATTGCATCAATCTTCTGAATTACAAGACGGGTTAAAAGAGTTCCAACTAGAATTAGAAAAAGAATATGGTACAATTACCATAAATCTAGCTGATGGAACTTACGAAGAAATAACCGAAGAAGATGAATCTGATAAGGAAGATTAGTATCGGCAGAGACTATAAAAACGAAGCTATGCATTACTCCGTAGGTCAAGAGGTCTACGGAGGGCATACTATTTGCGATATAGTTGAAGCTGACGATAAATATAGTATTTATATTAAAAAACATAACGACGTACTGCCTTGGAAAGATTTTAATAAAAACATGGCAGTAGCAGTAGAATACAACCTAGAATATTAATGCGAAGTATATTTAATTTTATTATAGCCCCGAAAAAAGATAGGTACAATAATAAAAAATCTATAGGCAATAAAGAATTAATATTAAATACCGAAATATCTGATCATAGATATGTAAGCAGAAACGGTGTTGTTCTTGAAACACCGCTTGAAGTAAAGACAGATATTAAAAAAGGTGATGAAGTTATATTACATCATAATGTTTTTAGAAGATGGTATGATGTTCGCGGCAAAGAAAGAAACGGCCGTGCTTTTTTAGAAGAAGATAAATACTTTGTTGATGCCGAACAAATATTTTTATATAAAAGAAATAAAGAATGGCAAGCACCTAAAGGATATTGTTTTGTAAAGCCTATCCAATCGGAAGATAAGTTTGATACAAACCCCGAAAGACCTTTAATAGGTGTCATTAAGTTTGTTGATAAAGAGCTTCGTAAAAACGGTATTAAAAAAAATGATCTTGTAGGTTTTACACCTGATAGCGAATATGAATTTGTTGTTGATGGTGAAAGAATGTACAGGGTTCGAACTAATTCAATTTCTATTAAATATGAATATCAAGGAGACGAAACAGAATATAATCCTAGCTGGTTACAAAGCAGTTGATGAGCTTATACATGTTGCAGAAGAAAAAATCATAACAAACACGGAAGATGATATATCTGCAGATAGGCTTAAAAATGCAGCAGCAACTAAAAAGCTTGCGATATTTGACGCGTTTGAAATTTTAAATAGAATAGAAGAAGAAAAAGCAATACTGTTAAACAAGCCTAAAGAAGAAAAGAAAGAAGCATTTAGTGGTTTTGCTGAAAAAAGATCAAGGTAATGTACGAGCAAACTTTATTTAAGGTTATTGAACCCATTAAAATAAACACGCTCAAACGTCATAACAAAGCGCGTAGATGGAAGTATGGCTACGACAAAGAAAATGATGTTGTAGTTATCAGCAAAACAGGGCAGATTGGCGATGTGTATAGCATACAAAATTTAAAGATTGCGCTGCCTCCTGCGCCAGCTAAAATTACCAAAGGAGAAAACAAATGGTTTAGACGTGAACATCCTAAAGAATTAAATAGAATTAAAACAATCTTTGATTGGAAGAATTATCCAGAAGAATTTAAAGATCAATGGGAACCATATATAGATGAAGAATTTAAAAGGCGAGACGAGGGGTATTGGTTTTACAACAAAGGCAATCCTACTTATATTACTGGTACTCATTACATGTACCTGCAGTGGAGTAAGATTGACGTTGGGGCCCCCGAGTTTAGAGAAGCTAATAGATTATTCTTCATATTCTGGGAAGCATGTAAAGCTGATAAACGATGTTATGGTATGTGCTATCTCAAAAACAGACGCTCTGGTTTTAGTTTCATGGCATCGTCAGAAACCGTTAACATGGCTACAATATCATCCGACGCACGGTTCGGGATATTGTCCAAATCTGGTGGGGATGCGAAAAAAATGTTCACAGACAAAGTGGTACCAATCTCTGTTAATTACCCATTTTTTTTCAAACCAATCCAAGATGGTATGGATAGACCAAAGACCGAGCTTGCATACAGGGTACCTGCGTCAAAGCTCACTAGAAAGTCTATACAGTCAGGGCAGACGCGGGAAGAGCTACAAGGTCTCGACACCACAATCGACTGGAAAAACACAGGGGACAACTCGTACGATGGTGAGAAACTCAAACTCCTCGTACACGACGAATCGGGTAAATGGGAACGACCGGACAACATTCTCAATAACTGGAGAGTCACAAAAACGACGCTAAGATTAGGTAGCAGAATTATAGGCAAGTGTATGATGGGGTCTACCTCAAATGCTTTAGACAAAGGGGGTGAAAACTTTAAAAAATTATACTATGACTCAGACGTTGCCAAACGAAACGCCAATGGACAGACTCGCTCAGGATTATATTCTTTGTTCATACCTATGGAATGGAACTACGAAGGATTCATTGATTCTTTTGGAAACCCTGTCTTTGATACGCCGCAAAAACCGATTGAAGGCCCGTATGGAGACCCTATTGAGGTCGGAGTTATAGATCATTGGAATAATGAAGTTGATGGTTTAAAAGGTGACCAGGATGCTTTAAACGAGCTCTATCGCCAATTCCCGCGCACAGAAGAACACGCATTTAGGGATGAAACGCAAAATAGTATATTTAATCTTGCAAAAATATACGAGCAAATAGATTACAACGACGATATATATTCGTCAGCCGGTGTAACACAAGGTAGTTTTAGTTGGGCTGATGGGATTAAAGATAGTAAAGTAATATTTAATCCAAACCAAAACGGTAGGTTTAAAGTTAGCTGGGTTCCGCCTACAAATCTTCAAAACCGCGTAATAGAGAAAAGAGGGGTACTGTACCCTGCTAATGAACATATTGGTGCGTTTGGCTGTGACTCGTATGATATATCAGGAACAACAGATGGTAAAGGATCAAAGGGTGCGCTTCATGGGCTGACTAAGTTTAATATGGACGAAGCTCCTTCTAATATGTTTTTTCTTGAATATGTTGCACGTCCTCAAACAGCTGAGATGTTTTTTGAAGATGTGCTTATGGCATTACACTTTTACGGTATGCCAATACTTGCAGAAAATAACAAACCTAGATTATTGTATTATTTAAAGCGCAGAGGTTATAGGAAGTTTTCAATAAACAGACCTGACAAAGCATTTAACAAATTATCTGCTGCTGAAAAAGAAATAGGCGGAATGCCAAACTCAAGTGAAGATATCAAGCAGGCACACGCTGCGGCAATAGAGTCTTATATACAAAAATATGTAGGATTACAACAAGATGGCTCATATGGCCAAATGTATTTTAATACTACATTAAATGATTGGGCTAAATATGATTTAGCTAAAAGAACTAAGTTTGATGCTGCAATAAGTTCCGGGCTTGCTGTTATGGCTTGCAATAGACATATGTACGCTCCAAATCAAGAAAGACAAAAAATAAGCCTAAGTTTTAATATAGCTAAATATAAAAACGAAGGTATAAAATCAAAACTAATAAAAAATTATGGCTGAATCCGTTTCAAAAAGTCATTTTCCAAGTCAAGCGCTTAGCGATATTGAAAAAGCTAGTTCAAAGTTTGGGTTAAGCGTAGCTAAGGCAATTGAAAATGAATGGTTTAAAAGAGATTCATCAGGTAATCGTTTTTATATCAATCAGAATTCTTATCATAAATTAAGATTATATGCACGTGGTGAGCAATCGGTTCAAAAATATAAAGATGAGTTATCTATTAATGGTGATTTGTCATATCTTAATTTAGATTGGAAGCCGGTTCCAATTATACCTAAATTTGTAGATATAGTTGTTAACGGCATGGCTAATAGAACTTATGATGTAAAAGCGTATTCACAGGATCCGTTTGGGGTTGAGAAGCGGACTCAGTACATGGAAAGTATACTTCGTGATATGCAAGCAAAAGAACTTGATGCTTATATACAGCAGGAGTTTGGTATGAATACGCAAGAAAGCGGATTAACGGATTTACCAGCAAACCAAGAAGAGCTAGACTTGCACATGCAGCTAAGCTACAAAGAAGCTATAGAAATCGCGGAAGAACAAGCGATTACAGTTACTTTTGAAAAGAATAGATACGAGCTTACTAAAAAGCGCTTTTATTACGATTTAGCAGTATTGGGTATAGCTGCTGTAAAAACAACATATACAAACTCTGAAGGTATTAAGATAGAATATGTTGATCCTACAAATCTAGTCTACTCTTACACTGAGTCCCCTTATTTTGATGACGTGTATTACGTGGGTGAAATAAAAACAATACCACTGAACGAATTAAAAAAGCAATTTCCTGATTTAACTAACGAAGAATTAGAAAAGCTTAATTCGAAAGGATATTCAAATTATAAAGCGTATAATAAGTTTAATCCTGATTCAAATAAAAGCGATATTAACACGGTAGATGTATTGTACTTTAATTATAAAACATTTCATAATGAAATTTATAAATTAAAAAATACAGCCACAGGCGCAGAAAAAGTTATAGTGAAAGACGAAAACTTTAACCCGCCGGTTGATCCTCGTGCTAGATTTGAAAGATTAGCTAGAAACATTGAAGTGCTTTATGAAGGCGCATATATACCAGGCGCTAACGTATTATTAAAATGGCAGCTATGCGAAAATATGCTGCGCCCAAAAAGCGATGCCGCAAAGGTTAGAATGAATTATTCTATAGTTGCGCCAAGAATGTATAACGGGCGGATAGAATCATTAGTTAGCCGTATCACTACATTTTCAGATATGATACAGCTTACTCACCTGAAGCTACAGCAGGTAATGTCAAGAATGGTGCCAGATGGTGTTTATTTAGATGCTGACGGTCTTGCTGAAATTGATTTAGGTAATGGCACAAATTACAATCCACAGGAAGCATTAAACATGTTCTTCCAGACTGGCTCTGTTATTGGTAGATCATTTACGTCTGACGGTGATATGAACCCCGGCAAAGTGCCTATTCAAGAAATTAATTCAAATAGCGGTAGCAATAAGATAGCTTCACTTGTAAGTACATATAATTATTATTTGCAAATGATGCGAGATGCCACAGGTCTCAATGAAGCAAGAGACGGAACATCGCCTGATCCAAAAGCATTGGTAGGTGTGCAAAAGCTAGCTGCTGCAAATAGCAACACTGCCACACGCCATATACTACAAAGCGGTTTATTCTTAACCGCAGAAACAGCTGAAAAAATATCATTGCGTGTTGCTGATGTGATTGAATATTCACCGTCTAAAGAAGCATTCATACAGTCAATCGGCATTCACAACGTAGCAACATTAGCGGAACTTAGCGAATTGCATTTGCATGATTTCGGAATATTTATTGATTTAATGCCAGACGAAGAAGAAGCGCAAAAGCTTGAAAACAATATACAAGCAGCATTAAGCGCTGGCCTTATTGAATTAGAAGATGCTATTGATTTACGAGAAATTAAAAACGTACAGTTAGCAAATCAAATGCTAAAAATACGTAGAAAGAAAAAGCTTGAGCGTGATCAGCAAATGCAACAGCAAAATATTCAAGCACAATCGCAAGCTAACGCGCAGGCACAGCAAGTAGCCGCGCAAGCAGAAGTTCAAAAGCAACAGGCTTTAACAGCACAGAAAGCAGAGCTTAAGCAATTAGAGTCACAACTTGAAATGCAAAGGTTAGCCAATGAAGCTCAACTTAAAAAAGATTTAATGCAGTTAGAATTTCAAATGAACATGCAGCTAAAAGGCATGGATATTGAAACCGCTAAGTCTGCCATTAAAGAAAAAGAAGATCGCAAAGACGAGCGAACAAAAATACAAGCATCGCAACAGAGCGAGCTTATTAATCAAAGAAAAAACAATTTACCGCCAAAAGTATTTGAATCCGCAGGAAATGACATACTTAGCGGTGATTTTGACTTAGGTTCTTTTGAACCCAAGTAATGTATAGTGTATAATCTTATAATATTTTATTATGTCTGAAAACATTGAAGCAAAAGTTGTTGAGAGCGAAGAGCTGTCAATACAAGAAAAAGAACAACTTGTGCAGGAAAAAGCAGGTGCTACATTTGAAGATGGAGTGCATAAAGTTGATTTAACTCAACCGCCTGCAAGCGAACAAAAACAAGAAGAAGAAAATGCCGTTCAAGAACAAGAACCAGAGGGCAGCGTGCTACGCGGAGATGAACCGGTTGAAGAAGCAGGGGAAAAAGCCGAAGTGGAATTGCCAGAAGTGGGACAAGAAAACCAAGAAGAAACTGAAGAAGTAATTTTAGAAGAGCTTACAGAAGTTGAGGAAAAGCAAGAAGAAACAATAAAAGAAGTTGAAGATCTTGCTGAAGAAGTTGAAGAAGCATTTCAAAAAGAAGAGGAGGAAGGCGTAGAACTTCCTGAAAATATTCAAAAGGTTGTTGATTTTATAAACGAAACAGGCGGTACTCTTGAAGACTATGTAGCGCTTAATAAAGATTATTCAAATACTGATGATCTTGCGTTGCTTAGAGAATATTATCAACAATCAAAACCACATCTATCATCTGAAGAAATTGATTTTCTTATTGAAGACAAGTTTACGTTCGACGAGGAGGTTGACGATGAGCGAGATGTGAAAAGAAAAAAATTAGCATTCAAAGAAGAAGTAGCTAGCGCTAAATCTGAGCTTGAAGGGCTAAAAACCAAATACTATGAAGAAATAAAAGCTGGATCTAGATTAACTCCGGATCAACAAAAGGCTGTTGATTTTTTCAATAGATATAACACAGAAAACGAAGAAACATCAAAAATAGCTGAAAGACAGAAGTCTGTATTTTTACAAAAAACCGAGCAAGTTTTTAATGACCAATTCAAAGGTTTTGAATATAAGGTTGGGGACAAGCGATATAGGTTTAATGTAAAAGACGCAACAGAGGTAAAATCACAACAAAGCGACATTAATAATTTCATTAGAAAGTTTCTAAACGAAGACAATACTATGAATGACGCTAAAAGCTACCACAAGTCTTTGTTTACAGCTATGAATGCTGATGCAATTGCAAATCACTTTTATGAGCAGGGTAAATCCGATGCCATGAAGGATAGCATGAAAAAAGCAAAGAACATTAATATGGACCCGAGAGGGGTTTATACAAAAAGTAATGATCCAAGCGGTTTCAAAGCAAGAGCATTAGTTGGCGATGATACTTCAAAAATAAAACTTAAACTTAAAAACTACTAAAAATGTCAATTAATTTTCAAGGAACCGAAGCCCTTCCGGTAAAGAAGGCGCTAGCTTCCAACTACTTAAACTTTACAGATGGTACTAGTGACTGGTCTCAACAGTATCTACCTGAATTATATGAGCAAGAAGTAGAGCGATATGGAAATCGTTCTATCTCTTCTTTCCTACGTATGGTAGGTGCTGAAATGCCTATGGCTTCTGATCAAATCGTTTGGTCTGAGCAAAATAGACTTCACCTTTCTTACGGAACAGGATCTGACAATACTTGTGTTATCACAACTGCTGCTTCAGGTTTAGTTACTATTGCTGCTGGTCACGCTATTCGCGTAGGTCAGTTGGTTATTATTTCTGACGGAACTACTACCACTAAAGGTTATGTTTCTGCAATTCCTTCTTTGCCTACAGATAGCACTACGCTAACTGTTCTTCCTTACGACGCTGCTAGCCTAGATACTAACTATGCTGATGCCGCTCAAATCAAGCTCTTTGTATTTGGTTCTGAGTTTGCAAAAGGACAAAGCGGAATGCAAGGCGATACAATCTCTCCTACTTTCAGTACTTTTACAAACAAGCCTGTTATCATTAAAGACAAGTTTGAAATCTCAGGTTCTGATTCAGCTCAAATTGGCTGGGTAGAAGTATCTGGTGAAGCTGGACAGTCTGGTTACCTATGGTATATCAAAGCTGAAGGTGAAACTCGTACTCGTTTTGAGGATTATCTTGAAATGACACTAGTTGAGTCTGAAAAAGGCGGAACTGGAAACACTGTTGATTCTGCTCTTGGATCAGATGGAGACGCTGTTGGTACAGAAGGTCTTTTTTCTGCTATTGAAACACGTGGGCACATTGCTACTATGTTTGACAGTACTGTTGCTGATACTACTGCTGATGTAGGTGAACTTATTGCTAAACTAGATGCTCAAGGGGCTATTGAAGAAAATATGTTCTTCCTTAACCGTGAGAGAAACCTAAAGCTTGACGACTGGCTAGCTTCTCAAAACTCTTACGGAAGTGGAGGTACTTCTTACGGAGTATTTGAAAACAGCGAGGATATGGCATTGAATTTAGGTTTTTCTGGTTTCCGCAGAGGTTCTTATGACTTCTACAAAACTGACTGGAAATATTTGAATGACGGTCAAACTCGTGGATTTATCAATGACATCAAAGGTGTGTTAGTGCCAGCAGGTACTTCATCTGTATATGATCAATCATTGGGCAAGAATATTCGCCGACCATTCCTTCACGTACGTTACCGTGCTTCTGAAGCTGATGATCGAAGAATGAAGTCTTGGGTTACTGGATCTGTAGGTGGAGCATCTACAAGCGATCTTGACGCAATGGAAGTACACTATTTATCTGAAAGATGTTTAGTTGTACAAGCTGCAAACAATTTCGTATTGTTTAATGCATAATATTTTTTAAAGCTTGGAGGTACCAACCCGGTGCCTCCGGCTTTATTTTAATTTTTTTATTTTATTATATCATGGCAAAAAAAGAAAAAGCAGCAGTAGCGGCTGAGGTCGCGCCTAAGCCTGTAACCACAGTAAAAGCACCGATAGTGCAAGAGCCCAAAAAACCAAAATGGGAAATGAAAGACCGCATTTATAAACTTAAAAACGGCAAATCACCAATTACAGCAACAATTCAATCAAGAAATCTGTATTGGTTTGACGAGGAAAAAGGATATGAGCGTGAAATAAAATACGCTGTAAACCAAAGAACTCCTTTTGTAGATGAATTTAAAGGTGACGCAAAACTTGAGCATATTGTTTTTAGCGACGGCGTTTTAGTAGTGCCAAAAGAAAAGCAAATATTGCAGAAGCTATTATCTTTATATCATCCTTTAAAAAACAAAAAATATATTGAGATTGACAATGCGAAGCAAGCAGAGCACGATCTTGACTATTTAGAATTAGAAATTGAAGCATTGACAATTGCAAAATCTTTAGGGGTAGATCATATGGAAGCTATTATGCGTACCGAACTAGGTAACGCTGTTTCTAAGATGGCGTCTAAGGAATTAAAAAGAGATTTATTACTATTTGCTCGCAGTAACCCGGAGTTGTTCTTGGAATTAGCGTCTGACGATAATATTAACATAAGAAACGTTGGGATCAAATCCGTAGAGCAAGGTATAGTTAATCTTTCGAATGATCAACGTACGTTTACCTGGGGAAGTAACGGCAGAAAGCTTATAACTGTACCATTTGATGAAAACCCATATTCAGCATTAGCTGCATACTTTAAAACAGATGATGGTATTGAAATTTACCAAACAATAGAGAAACGTTTGGCTTAGAAGTTGTGAAAGGCTCACGACTTTGTGGGCCTTTTTATTAAAATATTAATATGGCAGTAAGTGTAGATACAGTATATCAAAGAGTATTGGCAATACTTAATAAAGAGCAGCGCGGTTACTTAGCGCCAGTTGAGTATAACTTATTTGCCAATCAAGCGCAGCTAGATATATTTGAGCAGTATTTTTACGATTTAAATCAGTTTAGTAGATTACCGGGTAACAGCACAGAATACTCGGATATGGTTGATATACTTGAAGAAAAAATAAGTATATTTGAAACAAATAAAGTATCTGATACTGAGCCTTCTAATCTGCCTAGTGACGCAGAATTAATTCAATACTCTAATGGTTACTTTACCATTCCATCTGATCTATATAGATTAGGTGCTGTACTATATAACGGTGTAGAAGCCGAGCACGTTAATAAAAACGAATATTTATATATTACATCTTCACCTCTTTCAAAACCAACAAACGATTTTCCTATATACACTAGAGATACCAACGGCTTGAAAATATACGGTAACAGTGCTGTTGTTTCAGAAGGCTCTACTGCAGATGATAATCAACACAATCCTTTGGTTAGTTTTAATTATATTAAAAAGCCAGCTAAGGTTGTTTGGAATTACTATGAAGTAAACAGCGATTTGCTTTACAATGCAACTGGTTCCGTAAATTTTGAGCTGCATGATTCAGAAGAAACTGATCTTGTAATAAAAATATTACAACTAGCAGGAGTGTCAATTAAAGACCCAAGTGTTTATCAAGTTGGTTCTGCCGAAGAAGCAAAAGACGTTCAACAAGAAAAAGCATAATAGATGGCATTATTTAACATTACACACGAACGTTATTATAATAACAGCGCAAGTTTTACTGGCAACGGTACTGATACAGAATTTGAAATATTAGTATCGCAGCTAAAGCCATTACCAACAGCAAAAGCAAGTTTAGATGTATTTGTTAACGGTGAAGAAATAAGTGTTGAAAACTATACTTATAATGAGGATCAAACTCCGTATAAAATAGTATTTACAGGAAATACAAACAATACTGACGTATTAGAATCTGATGGAGCTCCTAAAAACGGTTTGTTAATAACAGCTGTTCAAATAAATGCTGAAGATAAGCTTGGTAATTACCAATATATAAAACTTAAAGATATTGTAAACAACTTTATAGTTGCTTATGTCGGTGAAGAAAAAATTATACCAAAAGTTAAAAGAAACAATGTGCTATTCTTTGCGCAAAGGGCAATTCAAGAATTGAGTTACGACACGTTTAAGAGCGAGAAATCACAAGAAATAGAAGTTCCTACTGATTTACAAATGAAACTCCCTCACGACTACGTAAACTACGTTAAATTGAGTTGGGTGGATGGCAGTGGTATAGAAAGAACGCTATATCCCGCTATAAAGACTAGTAATCCAACACCGCTGCTGCAAGATGGCAACTACAATTATCTTTTTGACAGTGATGGTAACTTATTAACCGCAACTCCTTCAGAAACGTGGAAGAAGTTTAAATCACAAGATTCGAACACTGCATCGAAGCATGATTTTTACATAGACGATAATAATACCTTCCAAGTCCTTTATGGCAGAAGATTTGGTACATCAGGTGAATATATGAATGCTAACGGGTCTTTCTTTATAGACAATGTTAGAGGCAAAATATTCTTTTCAAGTCATGTGTCCGGTAAAATTATAACTCTCAAATATGTTAGCGACGGTGTTGCAACCGAAGAAGAAAAGCTTGTGCACAAATTTGCTGAAGAAGCTATGTATAAAAGTATAGCTCATGCAATACTATCAACTAGACAAAATACACCGGAATATCTTGTAGCAAGATTTAAAAGAGAAAGATTCGCAGCTGTAAGACAAGCTAAGCTACGCCTATCTAACCTTAAGTCAGAAGAACTTACACAAAGACTACGAGGAAAATCTAAATGGATTAAACACTAATATATGCCAATAACCAAAAACGTATTCATCAAAGGTAAAATGAATAAAGACCTTGATGAAAGAATAGTTCCTAATGGCGAATATAGAGATGCGTTAAATGTGCAGATATCAACATCTGATGGTTCAGATATTGGTGTTATGCAAAATGTTTTGGGCAATAAGCTTGCTTATGATTCGGCGATAAACATTACAGGCAGTAAGTGTATTGGGTCGGTAGCAGATACAGAAAATAATAAAATATATTGGTTTATAGCTGGAACCAGTGTTGACGCTATTGCGGAATATGATGAGTTAACTAAAGTTGTTAGTCCTGTATTAGTGGATACTTCAGATGTTTTAAAATTTGATAAATCAAAATTAATAACAGGTATTAATATAATTGACGGGTTATTATTTTTTACAGATAACAATTCTGAGCCTAAAAAAATAAACATAGAAGATTGCAAAGAAGGCAGTGAAGATTTTTCTACGCATACTAAGTTTATAAAATACGACGGTACAGAATATAACTTTGAAGAAAAAGATATAACGGTTATAAAATGTGGGCCTACAGAAGCTCCTACACTTACAATAGCAAGTACCAATAGGTTTGAAAGAGATGGCACTCCTTCCGTAATAACAGCATCAGCCATGGTTAATTTTTCAGTTAGTGGTACACTTAGAAGCAGTACAAGATATCCTTCTTTTAGTGTGGATCTTTTGACTAAACCAAATTTTAAGAAAAATGACAAAATAAAAATATTTTTATCAGAAGAGGTTTCTGATGAAGAAATAGGTGTGGAAATTAATGCTATTTGCAGGAACACACCTCAAACCGGTTACACTTATAGCTTTAAAATAGATTCGATTTCTGAAAATACTCCTATTTCAGAAAAATTATATGTTTTTGAGCTTGTGCAGGAGGACCCTTTATTTGAAAAAGAGTTTGTAAGGTTTGCTTATAGATATAAGCACAAAGATGGGGAATATTCTCCAATGAGCCCCTTTACACAGTCCGCTTTTGTGCCTGCGGATTTCGAGTACGATTCAGCAAGGGGGTTTAATACAGGTATGTCAAATAATTTAAGATATTTAAAAATATCAAATTTTATTAATTCCTATATACCTAGCCAAGTTACTGAAGTAGAAATATTATTTAAAAAAGATTCTAGTACCAATATATATAGTATAAAATCTTTTGAATATAAAGATAAAGAATGGAAAGAAAATTTTTATGAAATTGAATCTGAATTAATACATAAAGTATTACCTGCTAATCAGTTGTTAAGGCCATATGATAACGTTCCTAAAAAAGCAAAAGCTCAAGAAATTGTTGCCAATAGATTAATATATGGTAATTATTTACAAAATTTTAATTTAATAGACAATTTAAATAAAAATGTAGCAATGCAATTTTCTTGTAGCGCTAACAGCTCTAGGTTTCAGCCTGAAGGAGAAGAAAAATATGGTAAATCTATAAAATCAATGCGGACCTATCAACTAGGTGTAACTTATTTAGATCAGTACGGCCGCGAAACTCCTATTCAAACTGATGATTCTGGGGTATTGAGGTTAAATAAAGATTATTCAAATAAATATAGTGGTTTTGAAGTGTCCATAAATAATGATCCTCCTGTATTTGCTACAAATTTTAAATATTATATAAAAGAAACAAGCAATCAGTATTATAATCTTGCTATGGACCGCTGGTATGATGCGGAAGACGGGAATATTTGGCTTAGCTTTCCATCGTCTGAAAGAAATAAAGTTGATGAAGAAACCTTTATAATACTTAAAAAAGCACATAACTCAGATAATTTAATAGCAGATACTGCAAAATATAAAATTATAGATATTAAAAATGAAGCTCCGGAAGAATTAAAATTATTTTATAGTTCTTATGGAGTTGTGCAAAGCCCAACAACCGGACAAAATATATTTGATGAGGTTAATTTTCCTAAAAAAGATGCTACTTTTTTTGAAATAAGAAAAGATCCATTTAACGAAGTTTTTGGTGAATCAACAAATTTATTGCTAGACTCTAGCAGATATTTAAAAATATACGCGCCTTCCCTTGGAAAAACACAATTTTATGAGATATCGTCAATAGCTAAGCCTTTTGGGTCCGCCTCAAAACAAGATGTTTATACTGTAAATATTGAAAAAAAATTTGGAGAAGATCTTAACGTTTTTTTTCCTACTGGAACTAACTCGGGAAGCGGGGAAGGGGCTCCAAGCGTAGGTGTCGAATTTTTTAAGCGTGAACTAAAAAATAAAAAAGAATTCTTGGGTAGGTTTTTTGCAAAAATACATAGAGATGGCGTTATAAATGAAAATATAACAAATGTTTTTACAGAAGATGAATATTCTATAGTAGAATCTACTCCTATTTTAAATAGATTTGGGTTTGGGGGCGACGAGTCGTCGTACAGGCATTGGAGAGAAGATAGGGGGCATAATAGATTTTTTGTAGATCAGCATCGCCCAAGAAAATGGATAGGCAATAGAAAAGGAACTAAATTAAGTTTAATGCCTACGGAGTCGAGAAATGCATCTTATTCTTGGTGGACTGAGCAACCTATAGGGCCTGGAAGAAATAAAATATGTTTACAATACGTTTCAGCTCATACTTTAGCCGACGCAAAAGCTGATTCGCGAGGGCGATACCAAAGTTTTCTTACTGCCATGACTACTAAAGGAACAAAAATTAGGTTTTCACAAGACCCTGAAAAAAATGTATACAAAATTAAGAACTACGCTTATCGCGCAATGGCTAAAGAAAATAAAGACAGAAAGCTAGATTGGAAAGCTAACATGCAAATTTTATTTGTTTTTGAGCTCGATAAAAGAATTAAAAATTTTAAAGTAGACGCAACTAGCCAAAATAATTTTGACGCTGCATTACTGCAATTTGGAATAGGCAAAGATAAAGAGTTTAATATAGAAATATTGCAAGAATATTCTAGCGAACAACAATTTAGAAGTTTTAACCCTGCAATATTTGAAACAGAACCAAAAGAGGCCGTTGATATAGATATATATTATGAAGCTAGCAATGCTTTACCTATAAGCGAGCACGGAGGGACCCAAGAATTAGATTGGTTTAATTGTTTTTCATTTGGCAATGGAGTTGAATCAAACAGAATTAGAGATGATTTTAACGCTCCAATTATTTCTAAGGGTGTAAAAGTTTCCGCGCCTCTTGCTGAACAATATAAAGAAGAAAGACGCAAAAATGGACTAATATTTTCAGGTATATTTAATTCTACAAGCGGCATAAACCGATTAAATCAATTTATTGCAGCTGAAAACATAACTAAAGATTTAAACCCTGAATACGGCTCAATTCAAAAGCTTCATACAAGAGACACGGATCTTATAACATTTTGTGAAGATAAAGTTTTAAAAGTACTAGCGCAAAAAGACGCTTTGTTTAATGCAGATGGAAATGCCAATGTTACCTCAAATGCAGCAGTCTTAGGGCAAGCTATACCGTTTGTAGGAGAATTTGGTATATCTAAAAACCCTGAAAGCTTTGCTTCGTATGGTTACAGAATGTACTTTGCTGATAAATCTAGAGGGATGGTAATGAGGCTTTCCAGAAATGGACTTGAATCTATTTCAGCAAAAGGAATGCAAAGTTATTTTTATGATAAGCTAAATTTATCAAATAGAATAATTGGAACATTTGATGTTAGAAAAGGCAATTATAATTTAACATTAGTAGAAGAAAGTAATGATGGTGAAATTTTAGAATCATTAGATACTGTTAGCTATAAAGAGGAAGCTCAAGGTTGGCCAAGTAGAAAATCTTATATACCAGAGTCGGGTTTATCATTGAACAGTATTTACTATACCTTTAAAAATGGTGAACTATATTCGCATAATAATGAAACACGTAATACATTCTACGGAGGGTCTGCGGAAAAATCTTCAGTTAAATTAATATTAAATTCAAATCCTTCAGAAATTAAAAATTACAAAACTGTTAATTACGAGGGAGATACTGGATGGGCTTGCTCATCAATAATAACTGATCAACAAAATGGTGATGTATCAACGTTTATAGAGGAAGAGGGTAAATATTATAATTTTATCAAAGGTATAGAAAACTCTTGGAACGATATTACGCAAACAGGGGGGCTAGACACTAAAGAATTTTCAACACAAGGTATAGACGCATTACAGTCAATACAAGATACTGTTGGTCAAACAAAAGTTACAATAACAATTAAAGAAAATAACGATTAATATGGCATTAACAAACTGTAAAAAAATATCAGATGTTTCAATTACGGTTTCAAAAGACCAGAATTTAGGCAGTACAGATGCGGTGATGTTTATTGATCCTATTGACTCAAACTATATTGTAGCCGCTGCAGATTTTCAAAATAATACTTCTGGGCTAAGCGCTTATATAAATACCAGCAATAATAGTAATGGTTTTGTTAATGGAATTAAACTTAGCGATACTACCGCTGCGTACGCGTCTGATAATAGAATTCTTGTAAATATAGATTTATTAAATTCGTTTTCGCCATCTTCTAACACAGAATTAACAATTGATATAGATGGGAGTGCAACTCATGTAAACGACCTTACGTTTTCAATAGCAGGTGGCTATTATTTTCAGCAGCAAGGTAATATATCAATAACCCCTTCGCCCAGCTCTTACTCCGCTACTGGCAAAAACAATGAAATAAAAACGTTATTCACATTAACTTTTGCCACATCAACAGGTTATTATTTAAACGATGTCCCAGATTATGAAATTTTAGTAGGCGAATCGTATAGTGATAACTATATTTTTACTGCTTTTGATAGAGCATATACAGATGGAAACCTAACATCTGTTAAAATAAAAGTTGAATTCCAATTTTTAAAACAAAACCTATCTGGGCACAATATAGTATTTTATCCAAATGTAGTAGAAGAAACCACTCCTTTGTTTGCTATAGATAATTTTACAATGGACACTTCAATAATACCTAAAAATGGTGCCGTTAGAGACATTACAATAACAGGAACCCCTGGAGCTTCGTTTCTATTTTCAATAACTAATGATAATAATCATACGTACGATTTTGAATTAAATGAATTTACTTCACCTTCTACAAATTTGTCTAATGTTTTAAATGAATTTGGAAAATTTGAACAAATTGATATAGAATTTCCTGCGGTTATAAGCAAAGAAAAATACCAACTAAGCTTACAAGGAGGCACTTCTCCTTCGTCTGTAACCACAAAAAATGGCTTAACTAATAATGATCCATTTACTTGGCAAATACAAGCTGCAGAATTAATATCAGTTGTAATAGGCGCGGCTTATACTAATGTTGCGTCTTTAATAAACTCTGTTAATATTACAAATAATTCTTTGATAGGTGAATTAGGAGCTGATTATTCTGATGAAACCGGCGATACATTTGAAGAGGAAGATCTTTCAATAGTAATAAATGGAACAACTAATTTATATGTAAGAAAAGAAATAGAGTTTTCATCCGCTTATTCAAATGAAAGCGATTTTACAAATTCTATTCAAGATTCAAACGGGGGCACTTTGTTTAACATCCGGGACATGAATATTTCCGGTAACGGTACAAATCAAATAACCATAAGCGCAAAATTTTCTGTTTTAATAGTAGGGGTAACTGACGTATTTTCAGATTTAAATTTAGACAATTTAATAAATAGAGCACCATCCGTAAGCTCAACACAAGCTTTTAATGGACAGCAAGGTTCTAGCAAGGTTATAACCTTAACGGGCACAGACCCCGATAATGACACGCTTGTTTTTAAAATAACTCAAAATGTTACTTTTGGTAATTTATATGAAGAAGATGACGTTACGTTTTCAACACCTATAAATGCGCCTCATTTATTAACGAATGGTAATAAAAATAAAGTTAGGTTTAAACATGACAACTCAACGAATTTTTCACCTACTTTTAAATATAAAGCTAATGATAGCTTTCAGGACAGCAGCAGTGAATGCACTGTAACAGGTACTATTGCGGCTACAAATAACCCGCCTTCCGCTGATCCTCAAACCGTAGAAGTTAATCAACATGGCTGGATTGCTATAACTTTAACCGGTTCAGATCCAGAAGGTGCTGAAGTTGATTTTAAAATAACATCAATACCTAACAACGGTAAATTATTTAACGCTCTTTTAGTAAACAGCTTAATCAGCTCCGACCCTTATGGTATAGCTTCTGCTCAAAGTTATTATTATAATGCTTACAGCTCAGATAGGCTTATAGACCAAACCCCTAGAGTATTAGGCACAGAAGGAGGGCGACATTCTAAAAATACTGTAGTATTTTTTTATAGCAGCGGATCTTATAGTAGCACTTCTTTTGGATTTAAAACAAGCGACGGTAAAAATGATAGTTCTGAAGTAACAGTCACTATTAATGTAAATACCGCGCCTGTTGCTACTTTTGATCAACTTACAATAGACGAAGGTGATAGCGAAGAAATAACTTTAACAGCTACTGACGCCGAGTCTGATACTGTAAGTTTTGAAATCAAAGGGCTGCCTCGTCGCGGTACTTTAACTGACTCTAACGGAACAGAAATTATTAGGATTCCTTATTCTTTAAGCGGCTCTAATGTAATTTACAAAAATAATTCAGCTAACCCTTCACCAGGTGTTGATGACACATTTATGTATACACCAATAGATGAGCATGGTGCGCGCGGCGGAGGTGAAACAGTTAATATAACCGTAAATACCCCACCAGTGGCAGACTATTCAGGAACTTTGCAAAGAGGGCTTGACAGCGGTGGTTCGCTAACCGCGCTAGGTGCTTATAATATTACTTTTAATGCAAAGGGTATTTATACGGTTGGTGGGTTACCAGATTGGTTTGTTAATTATTCATCAATAGGCAATTCGGCGGGAAGACTAGAGGTTGGAACAGGAGGGGCTATTTTAGGTCTTCATTTATCAATTCCTGAAATGGAAAACACGCCGGCTTTACAGCAGGGGGTTCCAAATACATATTGGCAAGATGGCGCTCGTTTTTCATATATAGATTTTAGACTTTTTAAAACAATTAATCAACGAGACGCTTTTAAAAACGCTTTTGAGCAGTTTGCAACGGGAACAAATAATTCTCAAAACACGAGGCAATCACATAGAGTTACAAATAATATGACCGGACAGGTTGCAAGATTAAGTAATTATTCTAACGGAAGTTTTTTATATCACAGACAGCGTATGCCGTTTTATATAACTAAAGGATCGACGGGGTTTAGAAGAATGTATGTTGAAGATAATTCTGATGGTATATCTTTATCAATATATGAACAGAACTTCGAACAAAGAGCTATATATGGAGCTTACCCCACATTAGCATTTGTTAAATTGCCTGCAGGAACTTATTATTATGGATTAAATTTAAGGATTCAGCTTAATTTAGATAGTGCATATACTAATATTTTTGATTATGCGCCTGTAACCGTTCAATTACGAAAAATGCCCCCTAGTCAGATACTTCCATACGAAAGAAATTAAATATAAAAAATGCCAGATATAACATTAAACTTTCAAAATCCGCTTAACGTTTCTATACAAGCAGACAGCACAGCTGGTGATAGAGCTGATATTGTATATTTTAAAAGTGGTAGCAATATATATAAAATAGGGCCTTGCAAATCAATAACTGGTAATAGCTTAGTTTGTGGAACAACAGATAGCGCAACCAGACCTACAGCGGGCGATTTTATATTTTTTGCTAAAAGTGCTAGAGCAAATACATCGGGTATTATAGGTTACCATGCGGTTATAGACATGGAAATAACCTCCACTGATAAAAAAGAATTATATGCTGTAGGCAGTGAAGTCGTGTTAAGTAGTTAATAAACACGTAATTAAAATAACATAAAAATATAGTAAATTATGATAAATCCAGTTGGCGCGGTTGGCGGGCTAATAAAAATGGGCGCTGGTCTTATAGGCGGTAGAAAAAGACGACTTGAGGAACGTGCGGCTCAGGCTGAATTTAACGCTATGAAGAATCGCTATTCTCAATTAGATACGTCTAATCCGTATGAAAACATGGGTAATGCATATGAAGACCTAACTGTAAATACGCAAGCAGCAGATTTTGCAGCACAGCAAAGCCAACAGTCTTCCGCTAACATTATGAGTAGTTTAGGTGCAGCAGCTGGAGGATCGGGCATTGCAGCATTAGCGCAAAGCTTAGCAAACTCGCAAGCACAACAAACAGCCGCAGCATCAGCTTCAATCGCACAACAAGAAAGCAGAAACCAACAAATGGCAGCGCAAGGAGAGCAACAGCGTCAACAAATGGTTGCTTCAGGCGAAATGCAATCAAGACAAATGGAAGCTGCTAAAACATCTCAAATGCTAGGTATGGCTAGCCAAAGACTTGGCGCTGCACAAGCAGCTAGAGCGGCAGCAACACAAAACTTAGTTGGCGGGGTAGCTGATCTTGTAGGAGGTGTTGGCGGAGCAATGCAAGTGGGCGAAGGCGATGCGATTGGCGATAGAATAAAAAGCGGATTTGGTCTTTAAGAACAATAAGTTATGAAAGGAATAAATACATCAGTTTATAGCGTTACAGGGCAAACTGCTCAGGCTTACAAAACACCAAGTATTGAAATAGATATACCTAAGCAAACTCGCGTAGGTGCATATCAGCAAATGCGCCGTGAAAACGAAGCCACACAGTTTAGACAAAAGGTAGACGATTTTGTTTTAACAAAAATAAATGACTTACCGGAAGATTACACGGCCGAAAAATTACCACCAGCTGTTCAAAATTCAATACAGCCAATTATATTAAGCGCAAGACAACAATATGCAGACTCAGCTAGATTATTAGCAGGCATGAAAGGGCAAGTTGGCACTCCTGACTATTTAAAAGTTATGGACGGTATGAATCGATCTAAAAAGGTTATTGAAAATTTAAATACCAATTTAGTAGATTTACAAAACCTTACAAACGAATATGTAGAAAACAGAGAAATGATGTCTAAAGGCATGAATGCAGAAAAAGTTGCAGCCTTAGATGAGATATTTGTTAATAAAAACTACACAATGCAGTTTATGCCTGATGGAGCACCCTTATACCAAACTCAATACGGTGCGCTAAAGCAAGAAGATATATCAAAATATTTTCTTAAAGACTCTACGTTTTCGCTAGACGTGTTAAAGCAAGCGCAAAGCATGTATAGCAAAGGCGTTAAAGGTTTAGATCTTGCCAAAGATCAATCTGCGTTTCAACTATTGAAAGCACAGTTCTCAAATGCACTTGATAAAGGTGGCTCTGAAACTATTAAATCTTTAATGGCTGATGATTTGTTTGATGGGTTTAAACTTATTGATATACCTGACGAAATAGCTAATGACCCTAATAGAAGTGAAGAGGCAAAAGATATGCTTCTTGATAGTATTATGGGACATATATCAACTGTTAACGCTGACGGCTTAAAACAATATAAAGCTGCGCAGGTTGCTAAAGCGGGTAGCAGCTCAGGTATACCAGGATATAAAATGGGGCAAGGTTTAAAAGATGATTTAGAAACTTTTAATCCATTAGCGCAGCAAGGGGAAGATGAAGCTAATAAAATTGTTAATTCAATATTTGAATTAGTAAAAGATAACGAAAGAGTTCCTGAAAGCGTACGGCCAGCTATGCTAGCGCAAAGATTTGCTTCAAAAGCGCCAAACTATAGACAAGAAATATCCGGCTTAATTAAAGACCAAATGTCCCCGTCTGAAAGAACTAAACTTATGACAAAAGAGGAGATGTTTAATTTGTTTGCTTCGGATGAAGAAATTTTAGAAAAAGAATTTACACCTGAGCAAACGAAAGAAGCGTTTGAAAATACATATGGAGTAGCTGATTTTTACTACGATTCATCGCCATATGACATAGATATAACAGATGCTTATTCTATATCAAATGCATTTTTTGACCTAGCCGATATTAGCACTGATGCTAAAAATTATTACAAAAGCAGATTAGTTAATAAAAAAAGAAGCGCACAGCAAGCAACTCCTAAAACTTCAGGTGCAGCAAAATTTAATCCTTCAAATTAAATAGTATGGACGAAAAAGCATTGGAATATGCATTCGGTCTGTTTCAACAGGACGGATATACAGGTACATTAGATGAATATAAAGAGCTTATTGGTAAAGATCAAGAAGCTATGGATTATTCGTTTGATTTGTTTTCTAATGATGGATATTCTGGAGACAAAGATCAGTTCTCAGCATTGGTTATGCCGGGAAAGACAGAACCCATAGCTCCGGGTGTGGCTGTGGAGGAAACTGCAGCACCCGTAATAAAACCAGAAAATACGGAATCAGAATTGGAACGTGGTTTTTTGGGATTGAACGAAATAGGTAGATCTTTAAAAGAAGGTTTTACTGGTGGTTTATCTAGAGCGGATGCAGCTGGCGAAACTTTAACTATATTTTCAAAACTTGGAGACGCTGAAAAGTACGAATACAATGATTTTGTAAATGTTGTAAATAAATACAATGAAGAAGGCAATATAGCTGAGTTTGAAAAATGGAGCAATTCTTACGATCAATATAAGGAAGCAGGTAACAATGCTGTAATGTCAACTTTACTTGCTACTAAAGATGAAGGCATAGCTGGGTTTTCAGGTGTTTTAGTTCAATCTCTTGCAGGATTACTAAGTCCAGAGTCTATTGGCGCGGCGAGCGCATTTGGCGCAGCAGGAGCTGGTGTAGGCTCAGTAATACCAGTCGTTGGCACAGGTGTAGTCGGTGTTAGTAGTGCAATGGCCGGTGCTAATGCAATGTCTGAAACAATGATAACCTTTGCTTCTAACATACAAGAAGAGCTTGCTAAAAAGAATTTAGAATTTACAGGAGCTAACGTTCAAGCACTAATGCAAGATGAAGAATCTGCAAGTAGTATAAGAAATAAATCATTAGCGCGAGGTTTAACAATAGGTGCTATTGAGGGCGTATTTACCGCGCTTGGAGGTAAAGCTTTTTCTAGTACAGCAAAAGCCGTAAAAAGAGTTACAGGTTCTAAAAAAATAGGAGAGCTAGTAGGGTCAGGAGCCACAGGTGCAACTGAAATGGTAGGCGGATCATTAGGCGAAGCTGCAGGTTTAACTGTTGAAGGCAAGCCGCTGGACACTAAAGAAATAATAGTTGAGGGTATTGCGGGTATTGGAGGAGCACCAGTTAGTATAGCTACTAAAGCACCAGGTCTTTTAAAAAATACTGAATACATTATAAATGGATCAAAAGTAAACTATAATTTAGCTAAAGAAATTGTTGATGGAGCAGACGCTACAGCATTAGCTGGTATGAAAATACAAGTTAAAAATGACGGCGAATTTAAAAATTATGCTCAAACAAGGCAGCAGGACGAAGTTTTAAAATCTCAAATAGATACTAGAATAACAGATACGCAAGACCGCGCTGATGTATTCGAACTTGAAAAAGAATTAAAGCAGTTTCAAAACAAAGATACTGAAACAGCTAAAATAAGAGCTAAAGAAATAAAACAAGAAATAGCCGATGTATCTGCAAAATATAAAAGAGTTGGTAGAAGAACAGCAGAATCAAAATCTTTAGAAAC